AGCTGTGCAAGGCCCATGTAGCCCGGCTGGAACTGCGCCTCCATGCTGCGCGTCTTCTTCGAGTAGCGGGGGATGAGGAAGCCTTCGCCGAACATCCCCGGGCGGAGTCCGGCCTGCGCCGCCTTGAGCAGAGCGCCCATGAATGACGGCACGGTGCACTTCTGAAGGTCGGGGTTCATCCGGACCTCCGTCAGCGCGATACGCATCATGGAGTCGGCGGAGATGTGTGCCGGGAGCGCCGCCGCCACCTGCCGCTTGAAGGACTCGGAGCTGAACACCTCCAGCACGCTCTGCGGCGTGCCGCCATTCCTAGCTGGAGCTTGTGCGTCGCGCGTGGCGACGGCCTGCGAGTCAGTCATTTCGTTCCCTTCGGAGTACCGAAGACGCGCGTTTCCGTCGTGCGGGAGAACTCGCCCGCGATGGCCGGGTGCGCGTCCCGGAGTGCTTTCGTGTCCAGCGTGGTGCGGCGCTGCGTCTTCCAGGTCAGCAGGTAGCCGTCCACGAGCGCCTTCTCGTGCTCGCCCATGAGGGCGCAGAGCTGCTGCTTCGCCGCCTCGGCCTCGCGCTTGGCGGAGTCCGCCGCGCCCTTGGCCTCCAGGTAGGTCCGCAGCAACTCCGCCGCCTCGGGGTCGTCCAGTGGTACGGCCGGGTCCGGGAGCGTGTCCCGGTAGAGGTCGCGCAGTACCGCCGCGTCTCCGTCCGAGCCGTTCGGCTCCGGCGGCTCGCCGGTCAGAACGTGGCGTTCCCAAAACTCCCGCGCTGCCTCGATGCAGCGGCGCTGGATGCGTCGGTCCGGCCGGGTCGGGATGATGCGGAGCGCCCCGGGGTCGCCGATATCGGCGGCCCCGTAGGACAGCGGCAGCTCGGTGACGGCCAGATACCACTGCTGCTGGATGTAGTACGCGGCTGGCAGGTCGCCCGTTTCCTCGTTCCAGTCCCGCCAGCCGTACTTGAACGCGGTCTTGGCCTCCAGGATGGCGACCGGGGTACGCGGGTGCTCCATGGTCGCCACCATGCGGTCCACGGACGCGCCCGCCGGGAATCCCCAGTCAGTGCGCACGACCGGCTTCGGCCGGTAGGTGACGAGCCCCGGCTTCGCCCGGGTGAACTCGTCCGCGATGAAGTCCTCCAGCGCCAGCCCGCGCCTCATGGCGAGGGAGCCGCCGTCCGTCTCTGGGACGGGGTTCGTCTTCTCGCGCCAGACCTGGAGCGGGCTGGACCACGGCGAGATGCCAAGGATGCCGGCCACGTCGGTGCCGCCGATGTAGGTGCGCCGTCCCTCCAGGAACGTGCGGCGTTTGCGCTCTGCGACGGTACTCATAGTCCCGCCGCCCACAGCCGCGCCTCTTCGCGCCCCTCGCGGACCATCTCGGCGTGCCCGAGCGGCGCGTCGTAGACCTCACCGCAGTGCGGGCAAGACCACGCCTGCGCTCCGTCGTCGTCCTGGACTTCCTGCGCGTCCTCGTCGTTCGCGCGGCAGTACGGGCAGTAGCCTCGGTCGTCCGGCGGCGTCGTCTTCCAAGCGTCGTAGCTGCTCATGCGACCACCGCCCAGATGCCCCATATCAGCAGCGCAGCCAAGCCGATGCCGGCCAGCGTGAAGGGGAGGGCGAGAAGGTGGTAGAGCAGCGCCTCGCGCCGCTTAGGCGAGGCTACGACGTTGCGCCCCGCCGTTTTGCTGCTACCATACGCGTACAGCGACGGGGTTCCTGTAGTGGGTTTTCCGGAGCTGAGGAACGCGGCTATCTTTGACCGGAGGCCGCGTTCCGCATTTGGGGTGGACACTTCATCCTCCTGTGTGCGGGTTTCCTCTCACTGCGTTAGTCCGTCTCTCTACCTCCTGCTGTGGCTGTTACTACGTCGTAATCCATACTAGAGTGCCCCCTCGGTGCTGTCCAGTTTGCATCGTAGAAAAGCAGCGAGGGAGTCCCGGAAGATACGTCGCTGTCCGCCGGGAGTGCGGTGGCCGGAGAGGGTGCCGGCGTCGAAAAGCCGGGCGATGGTCTTGGGGGAGACGGGGTGCCCTGCCTCTGCGGCGAGAGCGGCGGCCCGGGTAGTGGTCAGGTAGTCTTCGCGCCTAGGTCTGCCACGCGTCCGGACTTTCACCGCCCCCTTCATCCAGTCTGGGCAAGCACGCCTACCATTACACCCTACCACCTATCCCGGGCGGGGAATCGTACTGCACGCCCAGAGCCGTAGCCATCCGTGGAGACGAGGAAGAGCCGAGGCCGGACGCGCAGCTGCGCCAAGCCTCAGTCCGTAAGGGCCTGCTCGTACTCCCGCGCCTGCTCCGGGGTCAAGTGGTGTGACAGGCGAAGAAGGACCGGACCGGCCACGTAGCCATACTCGGGACCGAGCATCGGCGCTTCCTTGAGGATGGCCTGGATGTAGTCAGACCGCCGCTGCGCGTCCTCTTCCGTCTCGAAGACTTCGACGCTGCCGCCCCTGGCAACGTCCCATTTCGGCGTCGCCACTAGGTCGGACTCGTCCACGCGGGTATCGGTGAACGCCGCCTTGGATGTGTACTGGCCCGGTCGCCCGAGCAGGTCGTTCGGGTCCGTCTCTTCCGTGTAGACGATGACCTTTCCAATCGTCAGCCCGGCCGCCTGCAGACGCTCGACGACGGCTTCCGCGTTCGGCGGCTCATCGACGGTTGCTTCCGGCTCAGCCATCGTCGTGGCCTGTCCGCTTGCTCCCGGTTCGCTCACCGAATCATCGCCTCCGCAGGCACTGGACAGTGTGGCCAGCACGACGAGGATAAGGACCGCGAGTAGTGCCCGAACACTTCGCTGAGACATGACGTGCATCACCCTCCCTGTGGGTCGAACCCAGCATCCGTCTTTCAAGTCTATCCGGCTTCGAGGACGGCAAGAGCCGGGACGACGGTAGGGGAACGTCGCCCCGGCTCACATGGCTCGTCACCCCTTCGGTGCCGCCGTCTTCGCCACGTCGTACAGGCCCGCAGCCGCCAATCCCAGAAGCAGCCCGGCGACCGCCGCGCCGTAGAGGCCGCTGGTCGCCCAGAGGTAGTCGGCTACATTCAGCGCGACGGCCACGACGACCGCCGCGAGCAGCGCCCACTTGCCGGCCACTCCGAAGGACTTGCACAGCTCCACGATGGCGACCACTGCCGGAACGCTCAGGATGGTGGTCGTGGTGTCCATTCGCTCACCTCCCTCCGCGTTCCCGTAGGTAGCGGTCGGCCTCGGACGCGAAGACGCGCCACTGCGCGTGGGTCCGTCCCGGCTTGCCCGCGTTCAGGTCACGGCCGCCCAAGCGTCCGTCCCGCAGCATGGCGCGGACCTGATGGCGTGATACGTCCGCCAGGTCCGCGAACTCGCGGACGGTGAGCAGCCGTCGTCCCCGCAGGCGCGGCGTCATGGGCGCACGCTCCACGCGCTCCAGTCGCGCCCGCCACCGCTCAGGTACGCCGCGAAGCGGAAGTTGGCCTCGGGGTCGTACACGCCGTCGAAGTAGGGCAGGCCGGTCACGCGTTGGAACGCCGCTGCGTGGCACTGGTGGATTTGAAACAGGCCGCGACACGTCCCGTTAGACGCCCTCGCGTTGCCGCCGGACTCGCCCCGGATGACGTACAGCGCCTCGGCCTCGTGGCCGGGGAAGTAGGCTGCGGCTAGCGTGTGCCAGCCGCCCGTCGCGGCGGAGGGTACCGTGGCGGCCGCAGCCGCCCGCTCCTGCGCCTCCGCCCGCTTCTGCGCCTTGCGCCGCCGCTCCGCCTGCCAGCGCCGCCGCTCCGCCCGCGCCCGTTCCCGGGCGTCGGCCTTCACGCACAGCACGTCGCGCTCGGGCCCACAGAGCGCCCGCGCGGGTCCGTCCCTGAGGGGAGCGGCCCCGGCCCCGGGGCAGGCGCACAGCAGCCCTAGGGCGAGCGCGACGAGGGGCAGGGCGGCCGGTCGTGGGGGTAGAGACGACCGGCCGCCCTTGGACCGCCGCCGCGCGGTGCGAAGGAGCCGTGTGAGAGGGACCGGGAAGGAGGATGCCCCGGCGCTATCGGTCACGAGGTTGCGCGGCGTCTCGGCCATGAGGCGAGGCTAGGACGCCTGACCGCTGAAGGCTAAAACGCCCCGAGAGGCAGGCTAATCAGGACGCAGGACACGCGTCGCCGGGGAGAAGCGTCCCTCGCAGTCCACGTATACCTCCGGCACCTCGCCGGACTGCATCCCCCGCAGCGCCGCACCGGCGAGCACGTCCTGAAGCTCCGCCAGTAGCCACGCGCACCGCTTCTCGCGCAGGCACTTTCGGCACGGGTAGCGGGTCCGGACGCCCATCGCCGGCCGCCCTACTTGAGCGCCCGCATCAGTGCCGCAGACGGCTGGGTCGACTGCTTGAACCCAGGCAGGTGTCCGGAGACGCGCCACGCCAGCTTGCGGGCAGGTTCCCCCCAGCCGTTCGACGGGGTGCCGTCCCGGGCGACGATGGAGAGCTTCCCGGCCACGTCCTTCAGCGAGAGGTCGTTTCGGAGCGCGTACCAGAGCATCCGCTCCTTGAGCAGAGCACGCTTGCCGGGGTCCACGAGAGGTAACGCCACGCTGCCGCCTTTCAGTAGCTCGTTGAGGGGGAAGTACCGGCCCGGGCAGGCGGTCGGCACGAAGTCACCGTGGCCGCGCACCTTGGCCTTGGGGTAACGCCGCTGGAGGTCCGCCATCAGCTCCCGGCCCGCCGCAAGCTGTGCGGCAGGCATATCCCGCTGCGTCTCGTAGTTGCCCTCGAAGCAGATGCCGATAGAGTCGTTCGCTCCCGGCGCGTGCGCCCCGTATGCCCACTCCGGTCGACCGCGATGGATGGAGCCGTCGAGACGGACGTGGTAGTGATAGCCGATGCCCCGCCAGCCCCTGCTCAGATGGCTCGCGTGGATTCCCGCCGTCGAGCCGGTCCCCGCCTGATGGTGAACGACGATGAACGGCGGCAGTCCGCTCCGCCGACCGAGCTGCTTGCTCCACTTCCAGTTGTGCCCGGCGATTTTCACGCTCCGTTCTCCTCTCAGCTCGTCAGGTAGCCGACCAGCATGGTCAGCCACGAACCGATGACAGCCCCGGTGAGCAGGCGGTACCACCAGACCAGCGAGGCCACGTCCCGGGCCAGCTTGATGACGCACTTGTCCAGCCCCTCCTTGCCGTTGCCGTAGACACACGACTCCAGCCGCTCCACGCGCCGGTCGTGCTCGTTGGCATCCTGGACCGCCTGCTTGATGAGCTGCTGTAGCGCCCACGTCTGCTCGGCCGTGAAGCCCGGTATCTGGCGGGTGTCCGGCGTCACTTGCGCTTCTTCCACCAGCCGCGCTTGACCCTCCGGCGAGGTGCCGCCACGTCGCGCGCGTTCCGTAGCCGCGCCACGAACTCCTCGCGCGTCTCCCCGATATCCAGCGTCACGGTGGTCTTGGCGGTGTCCACGTCCACGCCCGTGATGGGCAGCTTCTCGTAGCCCGGCCAGTTGGTGATGGTGAGCCGGTCCCCGCCGCGCATGTAGGCCGCGAGCATCTGCCCCTGCCCGTCCGCCCGCTCGATGTAGGGGACGGTCAGCTTCACGGTTCCGGAGGCGGGCTGGGAACCCACCCACGCGAGAATCTGGTCAGCCAGGTCCACGGCCTCGTCGTGCGTCATGGCCACGTCCGAGAACTCCGTCCACACGTCCACCGCCGCGTCCGCCGCCGCGCGGTCGAGCATGTCTTCCGGTCGGTAGACCGCCGCCTCGATGCCGTCCGGGTAGTTGGACTTCTTGTACGAGTCGGGGTCCTCCGCGTTCTTGTGCGCCCGGTAGGCATAGACAAGCTTGATGGTCCCGGGGACGCCCTCGGCCTCGCGGAGCACGTTCACGTCCACACCCGCCGCCGTGGCGTCTACTGCGAAGTGCCGGTCCGCCGGTGGCGGGTCGGGTATCGTCTTGATGACGAACGTCCGGTTGTCCCAGAAACCGTAGTCGAACGGCTCCGGGGAGAGCATCGCCCAGCGGTTGAGGGTATCGGCACGCGACTCGTGCGGACGCGCAGTAAGGTTCCAATGGACGTTGCCGACAGGCTCGGTGTCCACGCCCACGGCCAGCCCCGTAGTCAGCGCCAGTTCGCCACTCGCCACGACCTCCGCCATCGCCTCGTCGATGCGCCACGCGCGGCAGACTGTCCCGGCAGTACCCGCCGTCGTGACGTTCACGGCGACGGTGAAGGTCGTAGGAGAGAGGACCGTCACGGTCCGCCAACCGTCGACCTTCGGCGCACCGTTTGCGCCGTGGATGAACACCCGGTCGCCGGTCACGAG